GGGCGCGGGGGCGGGGGCCGGCGTCGGCGTAGGCGTGGGGGCCGGCGCCGGCCCGCCCGGGGTGGAGAGTAGCTGCGCACGGAACGTCGCGCAGGAAAGGTTGGGTGCGTGTTCGTGCCCGCAGTGCTGGCACCGTGCCATCGGGTTTCCTCCTGTGAGTGACGCGGCGACCCGGGTCACCCGGGCGTCGTCGAATGCGGGCATGTAGGTGGTCGACGTTTCGCGCCACGACGCGCGCACGATCCAGTAAATGTCGGCGTCGGCGTCGTACTCGACATCACCCGATTCCGGGTCGAGGTCGAAATCGACGCCGACCGACAGACCGGTATACAAGCCGTGCTCGGCGTCGTACAGCAGTTGGTCACGCTCGGCCTTGGCCGGTGAGCCTTCCGGTCCGTCGAGAACGGCGAGCTCCACCACCGGGCCGTCCGCCGTGTCGGTGACCTTGCGGTGGAAACCGACCGGGGTCGCGTGGTCTTTCAGGTGGGCCATGCGCCCGGGGTCCGCGGCGTACTCGAGCGCGCCCGGCTTGAAGCCCATCCTCAGGCCGTACTTCTTAGCCACCGCGTTGTAAGGCACGGCCAGCCCGGTGATCGTTCGCGCCTTGGAGTCGACCGACATGGGGGCGGCGGCCGCGAAGTCGCCGGTGTTGAACACGAAGGCGGGCCGGTCGTCGCCGAACCCGAGCCGGGTCGGGGTGATGTCGCCGAGCTGGATCGCCGGCCGGGTGTGCGCACTCACCTGGAGCGCCGGTTGCGGCGCCGGGGTGGCCTGTGCGCGGGCAGTCACTTCCGGGCTTACTCCCGCCTGCGCGCCGATCCACAGCGCGTCAACAACACCCATTTCCTGCATCGCCTTCCAGTACGCGGCCTGGCTGACCGGATCTGATTTGAGGTAGTCGGTCAGGTCGAACTGGACGGTGTAGCCGCGTTTGGTGACGTCACCCATCGACAACCGGTCGGTCAGCGCACGCATGAACGGCGCATACACCCTGTTGATCTTGTCCTGTTTACGGTCGACGGCGTTCTGATACGTCCGGGACGTCGTCGACACACCCAGGTCTTCAGGGTCGACGCCGAGCCCGTTCGCTATCTCGATCGTCACCTGACGTTGCTGCTCGACCAACTTCAGATCGGCCGGCGACGGCGCGGACACGTCCGCCCGGGCCACGTCACGCGGCAGCCACCCGAACGGGGCGCGCCGCCGCGCGTCGCCGTACTCAGCCAAGAACTTGATGATCTGTTCATCGCTCATGCCGTCTTCACCGGTGTCCGCGTCGGTGAACCACTCGCGCAGCTGCGGGTTGTCGGCGTACAACTGTGCAATCCGATCCAGGGCCAGCGCACGGCGGATAGCCCGCGCGTTCGCGGCGAGGATTCCCGGGTTGGGCGAGTCGAACCGGATCAGGTCGGACGCGCCGATCTGTTGCCAGTCTTTCTGACCGTCCGGGCGTATCCACACGTACCGGCCGTCGCCGGGCTGCTCCGGACCGTTCGGCCGTTTCAGCGACACCCGGTCCGGGGCGATCCGGCGCACAGCGACCGGGAACCGTTCGAAGTCGCGGCCGGTCACCTGCCAGAACGCGACCCGGACAAACGCCAGGTCTTCGATGGTCCCGGCCAGATGGACGACGTTCGCGACGTTCGGATCGAACTGACGGAACAACGCGCTGTCCATCACGTCCAGTCCGCGGTATAGCCGCAGCGGCAGCGTGCCGATCGAGCACAATTCGTTGCGGCCGCGCTGCACGGCAGCGACTTGCAACGCCTCTTCACGGTCCACCGGGCCGGACGTGTCGTAGCGTGCGGCGGCGATCGCCCGGTCGACGGGCATCGGCGCGGAATCGAAACGCACCAATGGTTGCAGATCCAGGGAGATCACCGGCCGCGGAAGGGAGAGCATGTCTCGGGTGACCTGCACTGCTGCGGCGATCCATCCCATGATCGGCAGTGTACGGCCAGCACGCTGATTTACGCCCCAGCGTGCACGCTGCGGCTCGCGCGCGGCGCCGGCGGGACCGTCCGGGCGAGGTGGACGGCGCCGGCGGCGGCATACATGCCGTTGGCGTGTCCAGACCCGCGGCGGGTGAAAGTCCACCGGTCGCCGGACCACAGTTTCTCGGCGTGCTCCGACTGATCGTCGAGCAAGGGCTGACCGGAGTGCAGGATGTTCCCGGCCCGGACCTGCTGTGCGAATCCCATACAGACCGCTTCTTTCTCCGCGGTCAGCTCGGTGACGCGGGTGCCGCGCGGCGCCCACGTCCGGCCGGTGTCCTTCGCACGGTCTTTCAGCGTGGCGGCGATCGTCGCCGCCGGCCCACCCGGGAACCACCCGAACACCCGCGGGCGCACACGACGCAGCCACGCCGGGAGCTCCCGTTCACAGTCGGCGATGGCCTGCGGACCGGACCACGCCACCGGAGTCTCAATCCTCACCTTGCCGTCTGCGAGCAGGACCGCGACGACGAGGACAGCGTGCTGCAGGTCTAGAGAGACATCGACGACGGCGGCCAGGGCGCGCCGGTCGGTGAGGTCGATCGGCGCTGGTTTCAGGCCGGCGGCCCACCCGGCCGGGGAGATGGCCGGGTCCAGTTGGGCGACCGGCATGCACAGGACTTCGGTCTTGAAGCCGGCCAGACGCGCCGGGTCTGCGCCGGGGCGGGACACGGCGGCAGCTTCTTTGATGAGGGCGTCGGTCGGCTGACGCCGCCCGTACTGCGGGTTAGCGGCGGCGTGCGCGGCCGTGTCGGTGGGATGCGACCCGGGCGGCGCGGACCATTCGAACAGGCCCAGGTCGACGTCGGAGTCGCCGGCGGCGATGGCCTCGAGGGCTTGGCCGCGTAGTTCGTTGAGGACCACGGACCTGGTATCGCCCATGTTCGTGATGTAGACGATCTGCGCGTCGTGCAGCGCGTTCATGGCGTACTTCGCGGCGTCGTACGCCTCAAAGGTGCGCTGCTCGCGCAGCTCATCGCCGATCTGCCGGGCGATCGTCTTACCGCGGCCGCCCTTGCTGTTGCTCGCGCCGATCTTGTATCGGGAGCCGTGGCGGGTGAACAGAACCTGCTGACCGTTGCCGATCTTCTTATGCCGCGGCCGCGGCGGCATCAGGTCGCATAACTCCTCGGACTCTTCCGCCATCGTGACCGCCTGCTCCCAGGCTTCCTTGGCCTGCTCGAGGTCGGTGGAGGTGCCGAAGACCATGCGGTGTTTCTCGATGAACATCCAAAACAGGGCCAAAACGGTACAAAGGTGAGTTTTGCCGTTCTGGCGAGCGACGATGACCAGGACCTGACGGAACCGGGGGATGCCGTCCGGGCGCAGCTCGCCGAGGTGGATCACGAGCCATTGCTGCCACGGGTCGAGCGGCTGTTCGAGTACGACGGCCGCGAAGTGGATCACGGCGTAGCCGTAGCTAGTCTGCGGCGAGAGCTTCCGCGACGGCCGGGTCCACTGTCGTGGCGTAATCGAGCCCAGAGGTAGGGGCGCCGGCAGCCCTGTCGCGTTGGAGCTGTTCGACGGCACTAGCTGCAGCGGATGGCCCACTGGTCCCCCCCGCCCCGGCCACGGCCGGCCGCGCGCTAGGCGCCATGCCCAGCCGATCAAGCATCGCCTCTAGCCGGCCCCCGAGCCGGGTGATCTCCAAGACCACCCGGGCGTGCACGGCGTCGTCCTCGGCTGCTTCGAACTCCACGAGCGCGTCGAAACAGTCGTCGAGGGCGGCGGCGTACCGGCGCGCGAGGCCGACCGACACGGCGTCGCGGGGGAGCACCGGCGTCGTCTCCAGCGACTCGTCCAGGTCCCCGGAGATCGTCATCGGCGGCGGTTGGCGCGTATCCACCACTGGTAGTCCGCGTGTCCCAGGATCAGGCCGACACGGGCGTACCGGCGTAGCGAGTGCCGGTACGCAGCCGAGCGTCGGTAGCTGTCCCGGTAGCGGTCCCACGCGGCCAGCCGGCGGCGGGCGTGCGCGCGGCTGCTCATGGGCACACCGCCCCGTCGATGACGTCCGGATGTGCGGTCGCGAGGTGATCTTTTGTCCGCCGGACCATTTCGCCGAGTAGATCTAGGTTGCAGATCTTGGCGCCGCACACCGGGCATTCCACGCCATGGTCATCCGCATGGTCCGCCCACGCGTCAGCATCCTCCCAGGTCCGAACCCGCGGTGCGTTGCGGGCGAGATCCGGATCGGGCGGCGGCTGACGGACGGGATGGTTACGCATCGTGAGCATCCTGTGAGAATCGCTCCGGATCGGCCGGGGGGAGAGAGAAACAG